TTGTTGTTTTTGTTGGGGATAACTGCTCGGACTCGGGAACAATACCTAGTAACGGTAACTCATGGGTAATTGATTTGGGTGGTGGCGCGCAACAGGTTGGGCGTGGCTTTGGTGGTTACAACACATATAGTGGTGGCGTAAGAGGCGCAAACATAAGTTTACAAGGCAGTAATAACAACTCAAGTTACGATACTATTATGACAGTCAATTTTCAAACTTCTCCCGCTTGCGGATTCTATGACTACTTCAATCCAACCTTCTAAAAGGAGCAAAGCATGAGCCTTTTAGCGGATGATGGGAAGGCGATGGCGCGGCTACGGCAAATAAGGAACGCATATATAGCAGATATGGACTCCGAATCAATTCGTTTTCTTTCGGCAGGTAAGCCGTTGCCAGACGATTTGCTTACTTACTTGCAAGAACTTAGGGACATGCCGCAGAATATAATCCCCACGCTTAATGAAAATGGTGAGCTTGATGAAACAAAATTTACATGGGCTGTACCGCCTATCTGGTGGTGGACCAAAAAAGGATTTGACGCAAGATAGTTGGATGGGTAACGGGTCCGCGTTTCAAATAATAAAGGATAAATCATGGCAAGTACTTACACACCAAGTCTAAAAATTGAGCTGATGGCTACTGGCGATCAGGTAAATGAGTGGGGAGCCACAACCAATAGCAACCTTGAGAACGGCTTGGAGCAGGCTATTGTTGGTCGCGGTGTAGTTGAATACACCAGCGATGCAAATAAGACCATTACCCTTACTGAATCAAACTCTAGTCAAGACGCAAGAAACCTATTCTTGTACGTTGACACTGATGTGTCTACAACCCTTACTGCGACTAGGGACTTAATAGTCCCGACCATAGAGAAGACTTACGTTGTCCACAATGATACAGCCGGGAGTCAGAGCATTAGGGTAAAGACATCAGGCGGTACTGGAATAACAATTCCTAATGGCAAAAAAGCTCTTCTGTATGTAGACGGGACCAATGTAATAGAGCAGCTTAATTACCTTACATCTATGGAAATTGGAACGCCGCTGCCAATTGCTTCTGGCGGGACCAACGCAACGAGTGCAAGCGCAGCCAGAACGAGTCTTGGGCTGGCTATAGGCACAAACGTTCAGGCATACAATGCCGGTCTACAAGATATATCTGGATTAGCTAAAACAGATGGCAATTTCATAGTTGGGGACGGGACCAACTGGGTAGCTGAATCAGGAGCTACAGTCAGGACATCATTAGGTCTTGGCAGCATGGCTGTTCAGAATTCTAATGCGGTGTCTATTTCTGCTGGAACCGCAACCTTAACATCAATGACCACTAACTCTGCCACAATAACTGGCGGGACAATTACAGGCATTACTGACCTAGCTGTAGCTGATGGAGGTACTGGGTCATCCTCTCTGACTTTAAACAGCGTGTTAATAGGGAATGGAACTGGTGCTTTATTAGCTGTTGCCCCAAGTACTTCAGGAAACTTATTAACGTCTAACGGTACAACTTGGGCGAGTACTGCACCAGCAGCTATGGTCAACTCTTTTTCTGCTGGAACTACTGGGTTAACCCCAAGCACTACAACCACTGGCGCAGTTACTCTGGCAGGTACTCTAGCCGTAGCTAATGGTGGCACGGGCGTAACATCTTCTACTGGCACTACAAATGTAGTATTAAGTAACAGCCCGACATTAGTAACCCCAGCTTTGGGAACTCCATCAAGTGGGGTTCTAACTAATTGCACCGGTACTGCTGCATCGTTAAATGCCGGTATAGGGGTAGGACAGACTTGGCAGAATGTGCTTGGATCTCGCTCTGCGGGAACAACTTATACAAATAGCACTGGAAAACCTATCTACGTTCTCATTACCTGCATAACTGGCGGTTCAAATGTAAATGGAACTGTGAATGGGTTTACATTTCGTGCTGGAGAGGGGGCAGGGTCTTTTTTCAATGCTTCCACTATTTATTTAATTGTGCCAAATGGTAACACTTATAGCATCTCCTCTTTTGGGGCTGGCTCTCAGTCATGGCTTGAACTACGTTAAAAAGGAACAATATGCCACATTATAAAAATCAACATAATGAAGTCTATTATCTGGACAACGAGTCAGATAGGCACTTTCTTCCTAGCGGGTGTGTGAACATCACGGACAAAGAGGCAGATGATATTCGTGCGTCTAAAGTAGTCCCGCTTACCTACGTTGATTTAAGGTTAGCAGCTTACCCGCGCATAGGAGATCAGTTGGACACCATGTTCCATAAAGGTTTTGATGCTTGGAAATCTGAGATACAAGCCGTGAAAACTAAGTATCCAAAATGATAACCAAAGACAAGGCTGCAACAAAAACTAAGAAAATAATTGCCAAGGTTGATGAGGTTATTATTAAGGCTGATCCTGTTGCAGATAACTTTCTAGACCTAATTAAAACATCCAAGAGAAGCATGACAGTGATACTGATTATTGGTTTTCTGGTGTGGCTAATAACGTAAGCTGGTTTGTTACGCGGTGGAGACCATCCGCTGCATGGCTGTACCTTCTGATATGCATACTGGACTTTGCTGTCTTTCCGGTATTATGGATGACGCTTCATCCTGAGCAATGGACTCCTCTCACCCTGCAAGGGGCAGGGGTCTTTCATATGAGTTTCGGAGCAATAATCGGAATTTCAGCGCACAGCAGAGGGCAGGAGAAGATTGCTCTAATCAATAGGGAATAATAAGATGTTTCTGCTGGCGCTTCCCTTAGCTACTAAAATCACCATCGCTACAATCATCGCTGTGACGATATTTGGTAGCGGTCTATACTTGGGTAACAGAATCGGCGTAAGCTCGTGCCAGCAGGCTTTAATCGACTCACAGGTACGCACCATCGCAGCTATCAAGGAACAGGTCGTTATTTCAGACCAAGTGACCACAGAGTATGTAAATACGGTAGCAAAGATACAAACCAAGTCACGCGAGGTACTGACAAATGCCAAAATTCCTACTGCTTCTCTGTCTGGTGATTTCAGGCTGTTCCACGATGCCGCAGCAGACCCATTTTCCAAAGCCACCGGAACTGCTGATGCAGTCTCCGTTGAAACTCTTGCCGATACCCTCTCAGCCAATTACAGTTCGTGCAACCAGAACTCAGCAACGCTAGAGGCGTTGCAAGATTGGGTTAGAAAGCAGGCATTAGTAGAATGAACCTCTCCAAGAACTTCACCCTAGAAGAACTTGTTAAGAGCGAGACTGCCCTTCGTTTAAACATTCCTAACATCCCAACCAAGGCAGAGATAGAGAATCTACGGGTTCTATGCGAGAAGATATTGCAGCCGATTAGAGATAAGTTCGGCAGAGTTAAGATTAATAGCGGCTACAGATGCAAGGCTGTTAACGAGGCTACAGGCGGCTCTAAGACCTCTGACCATATGACTGGATGTGCTGCAGATTTAGAGATACCGGGAATGGCTAATTATGATCTTGCCTCTTATATCTCTCAGAACTTTAAGTTCACACAGGTCATCTTGGAGTTCTACACAAGAGGTATCCCTGATAGCGGCTGGGTTCATGTATCATACAATCCAGAACGCTTGATAAACCAAGCATTAACTGCGGTCAGGAAGGATATTAAGACCGTATACCTACCGGGATTATACGCATAATGGCATTCCAGAGACTGCAGTTCAGACCGGGAGTCGTCCGAGATCAGACCAATTACACTGGCGAAGGCGGCTGGTGGGATGGTGATAAGGTACGCTTCTACTCAGGCTATCCGCAGAAATTAGGTGGATGGAAAGAATACACCGCCAATACCCTGATAGGAACCTGCCGTCAGATGTGGGGCTGGATCACCACATTCTCTGACAACTTCCTTGGTCTTGGGACCAATGCAAAGGTCTATATTGAGGCAGGCGGAAACCTTTCTGATATCACCCCATATGCAGATATATCTGCTGCTGGAGACGTAACATTTTCAGCAACCGCTGGTTCAGCCACAATCACCGTTACAGATATTGGAGTTTCAGCCTCTGCTGGAAACTATGTGACCATTAGCGGAGCGTTGGGTCTGGGTGGGAATATAACTGCCGCAGTCCTGAATCAGAATTACAAGATTGCTACAGTTGTTAGTGGCTCTGAGTACACCATTGAAGCCAAAAGCCCAACAACAGGTCTGCCTGTTTTGGCAACCTCTGTAGACGCATCAACCAACATCTTCACCGCTAATGTTTCAGACGTTATTACATTCACTACATATACCCCAGTACTTGATGATGTTTTGTATGTAAGTACAACCTCTGCTCTGCCAAGTCCTCTGGTCATTGATACAAAGTATTATGTAATAGCCCCGGCTGGCTCAACCTGCGAACTCTCTTTAACTATTGGTGGCTCAGCTATAAATATCACCACAACAGGCACAGGAATTCAGTCAGCCCAAGGAGCGGAAGCCTTTGGAAGTTATGAGATAGATGTTGGCGACATTGGCGGGACATACGGGTATGGGTGGGGGGTAGGGGGCTGGAGTCGTGGGGGGTGGGGGTCTGGAGCAATCAACCCAGTTGCTCTGCCACAAAGAGACTGGTGGTTTGATAACTTCAATAATGACCTAATTATGAATATCCGCAACGAGGGTATTTATTACTGGGAAAGAGGGACCGATCCAGATGCTGACTTGTCTTTAGCAGAGAGAGCAATATCTTTACAAGCAGTAGCAACAGCCAATGGCTTTGACCCTGACTTGTGTCCGTTCCAAGCAATGCAGATTCTTATCTCTCAGAATGACAAGCATCTAATTGCGTTTGGCGCAACAGAGTATGGCGAAACAACTGCAGACAAATTCAATCCTCTGCTAATAAGATGGGCTAATCAAAACGAGCCTTCCAATTGGCTCGTTAGTGCCTCAACCTCTGCTGGATTCTTGGCTGTATCTAGAGGATCTAGAATCATAAGGGCATTAGCAACAAGGCAGGAAATCTTAGTCTTTACCGACACCCATCTATATACCCTCCAGTTTACTGGAACTACAGACGTATTTGCTCTGCAGGAATACGCAGACAACATATCAATACTCAGTGGTAGAGGCGTAGCCACTGTTAACAACATTACCTACTGGATGGGTAGAGATAAGTTCTATTCTTACTCAGGTCGAGTAGATACATTGCCAACAACATTAAGAAACTATGTCTTTAATGACATGAACTTTGATCAAGCCGAGCAAATTATCTCAGGCACTAACGAAGGCTTTAATGAGGTCTGGTGGATGTATCCAAGTCTAACCAGCCAGACAAACGACAAGTACGTTATCTACAACCATCTTGAAAAGATCTGGTACTACGGAAACATAGAGAGGACTGCTTGGCTGGACTCTCCTTTAAGAGATCATCCGCAAGCTGTGCGTACAGACTTTGATACTCAGATTGGGACTCTGCTAAACCATGAGGACGGCATAGACGATGATGGACTCCCTATGGAGTCCTATATCCAGTCAAATGACTTTGACATTAATGAAGGGGATAAATTCACCCTTATCAGACGGATAATTCCTGATGTATCATTTGACAGCTCAACTGCAGCAGCTCCTGAAGTAACCTTCACAATGAGGTCTAGAAACTTTCCGGGGTCATCTTTTGCCAGCAATGTTGATGACTCGGCTAATGTAATTTCTGCATCAGTAGATACATTTACGGAACAGATCTTTATTAGAGCCAGAGCAAGGCAGTTAGCTCTAAAGATTAGTTCTGATGGATTGGGAACGCAGTGGGCATTGGGTACACCAAGGCTTGATGGCAGGACAGACGGAGAACGCTAATGGCAATGGTGTCATTCAGAGCGTCTCCTCTACCTAACCCTAAGCCAGAATATGACAGGGAGTACATGCTTCAGCTCATTCGGGTGATTGAGCTGTATTTCAATAAGCTAGACTCCAATGCCCCTCTCTTCAATCAGTCCTATAGGGGTGATTTCTTCTATGGTGGAGAGTTCATAGGGGATCAGTTTACCGGCGGTGACTTTGACGGCACTACATTTACTGGGGACCACTTTGTAGGCGGAGACTTTACCGGCACATTCATAGGGTCTGGACTAGCCGTTACTCTGCCCTACGGCTCGTTCTACGATACAACCAATCAAGCTGGCGGAAGCATCACTACTGAGTACCCGATGCGTCTTGCAGCTACAGACATATCTAGCGGGGTATCGGTTGGCTCTAGATCTGCTGCCTTTACAGGCTCAATAGCCCTTACTGTCCTAACTGTAGCCTCTGGGCTAACAGGGCTTGTCTTTCCGGGTATGTTAATAGCAGGAACCACGGTTACCGCTAACACCTACGTTGTTGTCCAGCTAACGGGTACAAGCGGTGGTGTAGGGACGTATACCGTCTCTGTGTCTCAAACAGTGACCTCAAGAGCTTTAACTGGCGCTATGGCAACCAAGCTCACTGTAACTAATGCAGGGATATATAACTTACAGTTCAGCGCTCAGTTTATTAATACTGACACTCAAGCTCATGACATTGATGTTTGGTTTAGAAAGAACGCAACTACCCCTACTGGAGCAGGTATAGCTAATAGCAATAGCGTCTTTACAATCCACAGCAGTCATGGCGGGATAGATGGGCAGCTCATTGCAGGGCTAAACTATATGATCCAATTAGCTGCTGCTGATTTCTTGGAGATCATGTGGCATGGAACTGATTTAGGGATAAGTATTGCAACTATAGCCGCTGGGTCTACTCCTACCACTCCTCAGTCTCCCGGGGTCATAGCTACATTGCAGTTTGTATCAGCAATACCTTGACGTTTAAATGCAGGCGAGGATAATGTAACTATGCAGCTAATAGACCCCCAGACTACATCGAGCGAAATGGTAGAATTTACTACCACTCTGAGTGCGATGAGCGGAGACATGATCGAAAAGCTGTTTGTCATTGAAGCCGCATTAAAGCAGATGCCGCAAGTTGAAGCCCCATTACGCCATTGCTTCGGTAATAAAGTCTACGTCCGTGAAATGACAGCGCCAAAAGGCTCCATTCTTATTGGCAAGATGCACAAATTCAAGCAGGTAAATATTGTCGTCAAGGGCGACATTTCAGTATTGACTGAGGACGGCTGGAAGCGTCTAAAAGCAGGCGATATGTTTGAGTCACCCGCTGGCATTAAACGCGCTGGGTTCACGCATGAAGATACTGTATGGACAACAATTTGCGGGACAGAAGAAACCGAAGTTGAAAAAGCTGAGGATGAATTGACTATTGGTAGTTACCAAGAATTTTTACAGTATAAAGGAAACCCATTATGTCTTTCATAGCGGCAGCAGCAGCAGCGGGGACAACCGTAGCAGCAATGCAAGCGGCAGCGATAGCAGGAGCAACAGCAGCGCAAGTGGCAGCAGCAACAACAGCGGCAGCTACAGCTTCAGCACTCGCATCCACTGCCGCCGCTGCCAGCCTGCCTTCTGCCGCAATGCTGTCAACAGGAGCTGCTACTGGAATTGCTCCGGGTGTTGTTGCCCCCTTAATTCCTGCAGTTATCCCTACTGCCGCTGGAATTGGCGGGGCTATGCCTTCTGCCGCAATGCTAGCAGAAGGAGCTGCTACTGGAATTGCTCCGGGTGTTGCCTCCGGTGGACTAGGGGCTTTACCCACCACAGTCGCAACAACAGCCGTCCCAGCACTTGCAGAGCAGGGCTTTAGTCAGGCAACAAAGGAAACGGCTAAAACAGCAGGTAAGGAAGTGGCTGGGGCATCTAAAGAAAAGCTTACTGCAGGAAATGAACGGTTCCTTCGAAATTCTGTAGCAGGAGAAATCCCAACCGGCGGCATGACCGTAGCTCCTGCTCCCGCACCGTCAAACCTTGTTTCTGTAACTCCGCCAAAGACACCCACCTTGCCTCAAGCCGGTCCAATGAACTATGGCAAATCCATCAGCCCTACTGATGTGGTCAAGGCTCCAACTCCAAAATCAACCGCTTACCTTCCTGATGTTGCCGCCCCATCCAGCCCATTTAATGCTGGCAGAGGCGGACTTGGCTCTGTTGAGCCGTCTTTAAGCCCATCCGTTACAAACCTTTCTCGTCCCGTTAATGAGGCGGGAACTGATCTTATGATGAAGTCTATTGCAGACTCCACCGTACACAGAACGCCTTTGCAAAAGGCTGGTGATTTTGCAATGGATAACAAAATGGAGCTTGTTCTAGGCGGTCTGGGTCTGGCGCAGATGATGCCTCCAAGTAGCGGGGTAAACCCAATCTCAGAAACAATGATCCGCCCTTACACTTATTCCGAAGAAGATACCTCTGACCAAGAGGCAGATCCAAGCGGCAGAGAGAAGATCAGATACTCAAGCAGCTATGCCGCAGGAACTCCATACAAAGCAGCTCAAGGCGGCTTACTAAGCCTACATAGAGGCGGTAACTTCCTGAGTGGTCGTGGAGATGGGATGAGTGACGACATACCTGCTATGATAGGAACCAAGCAGCCAGCTAGATTGGCTGATGGAGAGTTTGTCATACCGGCAGACGTTGTCTCCCACATAGGGAACGGATCAAGCAAGGCAGGGGCAGAAAAGCTCTACGCAATGATGGACAAGATTAGAAAAGAAAGAACTGGACGCAAGAGGCAGTCTCCTCAAATCAACGCAGCAAAGTATCTGCCTAGATGATGGATCTGTCATTAGTGCCACCGGGAATGGTTTGCTCCATCCTCCCGCAGATTCTACCGTATCTGAAGGTATCAGAAGAATGGACGATGGGAAGAGCGACTGCTGACGATATACTGTCATTCATCCTCTCCCGTCAAATGCAACTGTGGGTAGTTATGGATGACCAGAATATATACGGTCACTTGATAACTGAGGTTAAGCAGTATCATCAATGTAAGATGTTTGCTATTCAGTACTGTGCGATGGAACCACATGTAATGGAGCAGGTGTCTGACAAGATGCAGGAGTTAGCAGAAGGCTACGCAAAGGCTGCAGGATGTGCAGGGATAGAATTCACTGGCAGACCGGGATGGTCCAGAGCAATAAAGAAGTATGGATACGAAGTACAAAGCATCTCGTTCCAACGATTCTTTAAATAGGTGACAGCATGATATATAACCATTTCTCAATGCTCCCAGAGGGAGCGTTTAAACCAAGATGCGG